GGGTTTTAAAATCAAATATGAATATCCAAAAGAAGCGCTAAAATATAAAATAAAAGACGGTTTTAGTATTTATATTGATACTAGAGAGCAGATGCCTCTGGTTATTGACTACCCCACCGAAGTTAAGGGTTTAAAATTTGGCGACTACGCTATTAACGATCCAGAAAACAAATGCTATATCGAAAGAAAGTCTATCTCTGATTTCATTGGCACAATGAGCGGCGGATACGAGAGATTCTGCCGAGAGATAGAGCGCTCCATAGCAGCAGAAGCTAACTTAATTGTTTTAATAGAACGGCCTCTTCAAGAGTGCTTGAGTTTTCAATATTTAAATTACGTGTCTAAGAAAATTAAAGTCACTCCAGAATTTGTCTTCTTTAATGTGAGAGAACTAATACAAAAGTATACCAATGTTCAATTCTTATTTGTTGATGGAAGAGAAGAGTGCGTAAGAGTAATGAAAAGAATATTTTTTAGCGATAAAGAATATAAAAAATATGATCTTCAATTAATGTACGACTTAAAACTACTATAATATGTGGCACGAAACGACAAAATATAAAAAGAAAACAGAAAACTATAATGAGGTTTTTAGGCAGATTAAAGGAGAGCTCGAAGACAAAGAAGCTAAAATTACATTAATTAAATTCCTCCGTCAGAATCTTTATTTTACAACTTATTTATTAACCGGGGTTAAACTGTCACCTTATCAAGAAGTAACTCTAAAAGGGTTGTTTAATAGAAACTTTTCTATGTGTGTTTGGGGTCGTGGTTGTGGCAAGTCATTCATTGCCAGTGTGTATTGTGTGCTACAGTGCATCTTTGAACCAAATACTAAGATTCTTATTGCTGGACCTACATTTCGTACAGCTAGAGCAATATTTAATAATATAGAAAAAATGTCTGAGACCAAAGGCGCAGAATTATTACTGCAAGCTTTTGGTGCTAAGAGCAAAAGAAACGATCTTTACGAATGGGACATTAATGGAGGATCTATTAGGGCTATTCCTCTAAGCGGCGAAAAGATTCGTGGTTTCCGCGCCAATATTCTAGTGCTAGATGAGTTCATGCTTCTTCCTGAAGAGATTATTAAGAACGTATTGATGCCATTCCTTGTTGCTCCGCAAGACATGAAGAGGCGTATTGATATCCGCGAAATGGAAGACTTGCTAATTCAAAAAGGCAAGATGAAAGAAGAAGACAGAGTAGTCTTTGTGAATAACTCAAAGATGATAGCCTTATCTTCTGCTAGTTATACATTTGAAAACTTATACAAGACTTATCAAGAGTGGATAAATCAAATTACATCTCCAGAAAAGGGAGAGTCTTCTTATTTTGTTTCTCAAATTGGATTTGAAGCTTTGCCAGCAGAGATGATAGATAAAACAATTATTGAAGAAGCTCAAAGCGGAGGGACTTCTCACTCGTCTTTTCTTAGAGAGTATTGTGCGCAATTTACTGATGGCTCAGACAGTTATTTTAGTGCAAAAAAAATGGAAGATTGCACTTTAAAAGATGAGTACCCTCACACTTTAATTAGAGGCACTCCAGGAAAAAAATATATTATAGGAATAGATCCAAACATGAGCGATAGTCCAAATGCTGATTATTTTGCTATAGCTGTTATGGAATTAGATGAAGAGGCAGGGGTCGGTATACTTGTTCATACTTACTCTGGTCTTGGTAACTTAAATAATCACGTTAAATACTTTGGATATTTAATGAGTTATTTTAATGTTGTTTGTATTGTTGCTGATAACGCTGGTGCAGATATATTTATAGATACCTGCAATCAATCTGAAGTATTCAGAAATGCAAAAATGAACATTAAACTACTAGATTTCGTGGCAGAGGCAGAGGGACCAGATTACGACATGCAAGTTAAGAATGCTAGGTCGCAATATAATCTATCAGAAAAAAGAATAGCATTCAATCAAGTCTTTTCTTCCAATTTTATTAGAAAAGGGAACGAGTATCTTCAAGCTTGCATAGATTACAAGAAAGTTTTATTTGCTTCTAGGACTTGCTCTAATGATAAATTTTTTAGCGAGGTCATTGATTGTACATTACCAAAAGAATTAATATTTACAGGAGATAAAGAAGACTGGACTAACCTAGACTTCATAGAAAATCAAGACGACTTCATTTATCAAACAAAAAAACAATGTTCTATGGTAGAGTATACCACCACTTCTAGAGGTATGCAAAACTTTGATTTGCCACAACATTTAAAACGAGGTTCTTCAGCTACAAGAGCTAGAAAAGATAACTATTCTGCGTTTATGTTGGCTAACTGGGGAGTCAAATGTTATAACGATATAATGAAACAAAATGTAGAAACTAATACATTTACTTTTACTCCGGTAATGTTTTAGTGTAACTTTAATATAGTATGGCGAATTTAGTCAGAAGGAAACAGGTAGATCAAGTCGAGTTTTCCGGCTTCTTTGTTGAAGTCGGGAATGAAAACTATTATCCAGTCGCCTCTAATCCTTCTGGATTTCTTACTCAAGTTGGGCTTAACGCAGCAACGGGTACAATAAACACAAAAATAGATAACTCTTCCGGTTATGCTAGCTCAAATACATTAGCAACAGGTCAATATGCTGCTTTATATACTAATTCTGTAAGCGGAATTCTAGACACTAGATTAGTCTCTTCAGGGTTTAATTTAAACGCATCTATTACATCTTTAAGTGGGTACACAAATACTGTAAGCGGAAATATTTCGGTAACCATAACTGGCACTGGAGGTTTTTTAGATTCTAAAATTAATACTCTGAGCGGTTATTCTACTTCTTATACTAATACTGTATCAGGAGTGTTAGACACTAAGATTACCGCATCCTCAAATTTGTCAACAATAAACAGTATTGTAAGTGGAGAAAATTTTCACTTTACTGGAAAAAAGATTTTTGATTCAGACTCAACTTTTCAAAGGATAAATTTAAGTGGAGTTGGAAAGCCAAGTTCAATAGCAATAGTTGCCGCTTCTGGATCAGTATCGATAGTGGGCTCAGGCGGCACATTTATATCTTTTATAGAAACTGGAACTACTAATTCTTTATACTCTGTAGCTGATTCTGCTGGGCTTCCGATGTTCGAGTTATTTGATGATTATACTTTAGTTCTTGGGCATTCTAGCAGAAAATCAGTAGTATTAAGTGGAATATCTGGATATGTTTTATTGCCAAATTTACCAACTCAAACCCAAACAGGATCTCTTCCTAATGGTACGCTTTTCAGAAGCGGTAATTTTCTGATGATTTTATAAGGATTTCAAAATGAGAAAAAAGAAACAACCAGAAGTAATTCCGATGATGACTAGCTATGCTACAGCATCTGATCAGGTGTCTATGCCTTCTCGTAGAAATGTATCTGGCACTATCGAAAGAACAGACAGATTCTCAAACATTGATTACGGTCTAGTTCCTTTTAAATACTCTAACAATGTTCAAAATAAGAGTTCTCTAAATATTAGAGACGCAGTGATCTTATGTCAGAAAGCTTATTACAATTTTTCTTCTTTTAGAAATGTAATTGACTTAATGACTGAATTTTCTTGCAGCAAAGTTTATTTTACTGGAGGAAATAAAAAAGCTAGAGATTTTTTTGATGCATTATTTAAAAAGATTAATATAGATAATTTTATAGATAAGTTTTTTAGAGAATATTATCGCTCTGGAAATGTATTCGTTTATAGATTCGATTATCAAGTTGGGCAAGAAGATATAAATAAAATAACTCAAGTATTTGGTAACGATATCTCAACCGCTGCTATCAAACTTCACTTGCCTTCTAAATACATGATATTAAACCCAGCAGACATTCAGTATGGTGGGAATATTTCTTTTGTTGGTGGTAATTATTATAAAATTCTTACAGATTACGAATTACAGAGACTTCGTAATCCAACTACAGATGAAGATAGAGAAGTGCTAAAGAGCTTAGATCAGCAAAATAAACTAAGGCTGCAAAAGAAGAGTTTATCTGGAGCAGGAGCTTACATAATGATTCCTCTTGATACAGATAGAGTCAACGCTGTTTTTTACAAGAAGCAAGATTACGAACCATTCTCTGTACCTATGGGTTTCCCGGTTTTAGAAGACATTAACTGGAAACAAGAAATGAAAAAGATGGACATGGCCATCACTCGCACAACTCAGCAAGCAGTATTGCTGATCACCATGGGAAGTGAGATGAAAAATGGCACTCTCAATATTAATCAAAAAAATATTGAAGCTATGCAAGCTCTTTTCCAAAATCAATCAGTAGGAAAAGTTCTTGTTTCTGATTTTACTACAAAAGCA